ATGAAAAACCGCATCGCAGGCGTCTGCTTCATCAGCGTGGGCGGCGACCAGCTGGAGCTGGCCGGCAAGATCCTCTGCTCCCTGGACAAGACCGAGAAGGAGGGGCTTGCGGGCCTCTCCGGCGTGGCCGGCTACAAGGAAACCCCGCGCGTGCCTTTCATCGACATCGAGGTGTTCGTGCCGCCCGGCTTCCCGATGAAGAAGCTGGACGAGGATGAGCTGGTGGTCACCGCCAACCTGGCCAACGGCATGAGCGGTGTTCTGTCGCAGGCCTGGGTGGCCGGCGCCAAAGAGCTGGACGGCGCCGAAGGCAAGATGAACCTGAAGTTTGAAGGGAAGGAAGGCAAATGGATCTGAACGACCTGAGCGTACAGCTGAAGAAGCCCGTGGAAGCCCATGGCCGCACCATCGAGGTACTGGTTCTCGGCGAGCCGACCGGCAAGCTGGTGGTGGAGCTGGGCGAGCCCTACATGCTCACGGCAGATCGCGGCATCAAGGAACTGCCCGCCGTCACCATCAGCTACATCGTCAAGCTGGCCAAGATCCCGCGCAGCGCAGCCGAGGCTCTGGCGCCGGGGGATCGGAAGGCCGCCTTCCTGAAGCTGCTCCCTTTTTTGATGCCTTCGGACCCGGAGGAGACGGAGGAGGGGCTGAGCGAATAATCGAGGACTGCTTCAACCTGTCCCGATTCTACGGTGTGTCGCCGGACGTGATCCTTCGGCTGCCGCACTCAAGCCGCCTGCTGTGGGAGCGGCAGGCGGCCCGCATGGCAAGGGAAGAGAAGGAGACCGGCAGTGGCTAAGTCGACCTATACGGCTGTGCTCTCGGTTATCGACCGGGTGACGCAGCCGCTCAAGCGGATTGAGCGGCAGCTGCGGCCGTTCAAGCGTGCCTTCGCTGACCTGGGTACCGGAGCATCCGGCCTGCAGCGCGCCCTCTCCGGAGTGGTGGCGCCACTGGGCGCAATCTTCGGTGGCGCCGGCATCGGCAGCATCGGCATGCTCGGCGCCAAGGTGGTCAACACCTCGGCCGAGTTCGAGCGCTTCCATACCATTCTGGAAACGCTAGAGGGGAGTTCCGAAAAGGCCAAGGCTTCGATGGATTGGGTGGCCAACTTCGCCGCGAAAACCCCCTACGAGCTTGCCGGCGTCACCGATGCCTTCGTGAAGCTCAAGGCCTACGGGATCGACCCGCAGGCTGGCGCGCTGCGTTCTGCTGGCGATGCCGCCGCTGCCATGGGCAAGCCCCTGGAGCAGGCGGTGGAGGCCCTGGCCGATGCCATGACCGGCGAGAACGAGCGACTGAAGGAGTTCGGCATCCGCGCCGAGACGGTGGGCGACAAGATCGTCTATCGCTGGCAGGAGAACGGCAAGGCCATGGTGGCCACCGCCGACAAGAACTCCCGCGAGCAGATCCAGGCGGTGATCCAGGGTATCTGGAACGGTCGCTATGCCGGCGCCATGGACAAGCTGTCCACCACCTGGGACGGCATGTGGTCGAACCTGCAGGACACCATCTCCAAGGTGTTCAACATGATCGGCCAGGCCGGCATCTTCGAGGTGCTGAAGGCTGACCTGGGCAAGCTGCTGGAGACCATCCAGCGCATGGAGCAGGACGGCTCCCTGCAAGCCTTCGCGCAGGCCGTCTCCGACGAGCTGGTGAAGGCCTGGAAGGAGCTGCGCGAGTGGGTGCTGAGCGTCGACTGGCCGCAGCTCTGGAAGGACATCAAGGGCTTCGCGGTCGGGGTGCGCGACACCGTGGATGCGCTCGGTGGCCTCAAGACCATCGGCATCGCCATCGGCGTGATCTTCGGGGCGCAGGTGCTCTCGTCGCTCGTCACCGTGGGCGGCGCGCTGTGGGGCATCGGTGGCACGGCCTTCAAGGTGATCGGCCTCCTGGGCGGCTTCTCCAAGGCCATGCTGGTGGGCTCCAAGGCCATGGGCCTGCTGGTCAACTTCGCCATCATGCTTGGCCCGGTGGGCTTGGCGATCGGCGCTGCAGTCGCGGTGATCGCGGGCCTGGCCTATGTGATCTACGACAGCTGGGACGAGATCGTCAGCTACTTCACCGCCAAGTTCGAGGCGGTGACGGCGGCCTTCGACCAAGGCTTCGTGCAGGGCATGGTCAAGCTCTGGCAAGAGTTCAACATCGTCACGCTGATCATGGATGCCTTCGACGGCCTGGTGAAATACCTGTTCGGTATCGACCTGGGCAAGATCATCGGCGACCAGATCCGCGCGGTGACCGCGCTCATGCCCGACTGGATGGTGAATGGCCTGAACCTGGGCGCCGCTGGCCCTGGCCAGCCGACCGGTGCCGAGCAGCCTGAGGGCGGGGAGGGTGAGGGTGGCGCCGCTGCGCCGCGTGGCACCAACAGCCTGCTGGCCGCCAACAAGCAGACCCTGCAAGGGGCAATGACTGTCCGCTTCGAGAACACGCCGCCCGGCACCCTGGTCAAGCCGATGCCGACCAACCAGCCCGGCGTGGCGATGGAGGCTGACGTGGGCTACCGCTCACTGGCGACGCCCTGATCCAGCCCCGCTCCGGCGGGGCTTTCTTCTTCTGGAGTAACCATGGCCTGGCGCGATCAGCTACAGCCCGCCTCGTTCCGTGGCGTGCCGTTCGAGTACCTGGCGGATGACCTGGGCGGTATCGGTCGCCGCAACCAGCTCCACGAATACCCCAAGCGCGACCAGTCCTATGTCGAAGACATGGGGCGCGGCGCCGAGTCCATCGACATCGAGGCCCGGCTGGTGGGCGCGGACTACCTCACCCGCCTGGAGAACCTGCTGGCCGCACTGCGAGCGCCGGGCCCTGGTGAGCTGGTTCACCCGTTCTACGGCCGCCTGCAGGTGATCGCCAACCCGGCCTGTCGCGTTCGCCATTCGATGGAGGAGGGCGGGCTGTGCAGCCTGAGCCTGAGCTTCACTGAGGCCGGCGAGAACAAGTACCCGACCAGCGAGGAAGTGCCTTCCCTGCGGGTGGAGTCCTGGGCCGATGAGCTGGTGGAGATCAGTACCACCAGCTTCTCCGAGCTGTTCTCCGTGGTCGAGCTGCCTGAGTGGGTCTCCACCGAGGCGTTGGCCGACATCGAGAAGGTCATGGGCGCAGCCCGGACCATCTACGGGCGCGTGATGGGCGCGCAGTGGACCGACCTGCTGGGCAATGCCGGCGGCCTGGCCACGGCGTTGCTCGGCATGATCCCCAGCTTCGGCGGCAGCTCCGGTGGTAGTGGCTCCCCTGGTGGTGGTAAGCAGCCCGCCCTGCAGGCGGCGCGCATGTTCAGCCGCACCCCCAGGCCGGGCAACACCACGGCGCTCAGCAGCAAGGCGCGGCGCCAGGTGCTGACCAACCGCCGCGCGGTGCTCGATCTGGTCACGCGCGGCAGCATCGCCCAAGCGGCACGCGAGATCGTTGCTGTCGAGTCGCCCGTGTTCGATGACCTGATGCAGTGGCGGGACGAACTCACCGCAGTGGTGGACCGGGAAGTCGAGCGCCCCGCCGTCAAGCAGGCCGAGTTCGAGGCGCTGGCCGAGGTTCGGGCCGCTGTTGGCCAGTACGTGGCCAGCGAGGCCATCACGGCCAGTCGCCTGCGCAGCTACACACCGCCCACCACGCTGCCGGCTGTGGTGCTGGCCTATGACCTGTACGGGGATGCCAGCCGCAGCAGCGAGCTGGTGAGCCGTAACGGCGTGCGGCATCCCTCGTTTGTGCCCCCTGACCCACTGAAGGTGCTCACCGAATGACGACAGAGCGAGTGCGGCTGCTGGTCAACGGCCAGGGGCACGAGGGCTGGAAAGAGGTGCGCGTGTCTGCGGGCATCGAGCGCCAGGCCCGCGACTTCTCGCTGGTGGTGACCGACCGTTGGCCAGGCAATGACCTGGCGCGCCGCGTCGCGCCGGGTGATCTGTGCGAGGTCTGGTTCGGCACCGACAAGGTGCTCACCGGCTATGTAGATGCCACCCCGATCAGCTATGACGCCGGCCAGGTGGCGGTGGGTGTGAACGGCCGCAGCAAGACTGCCGACCTGGTGGACTGCTCGGCCATCCATTCCCCCGGCCAGTGGCGCGGCGTGAGCGTGGAGCGCATTGCCGGCGAGCTGGCCTCGCCCTACGGCGTGGAGGTGGTGGCAGCGGTACCGACTGGCACGGTGCTGGAGCATCAGCTGGATCCGGGGGAGTCGGTTTTCGAGAGCCTCGACCGGTTGCTGACCCAGAAGGCGCTGCTGGCCACGGATGATGCCGAGGGCCGGCAAGTGCTTACCCGCGCCGGCACCTTGCGCGCGAGTACCGCCCTGGTCACCGGGAAGAACGTGCTCAGCGCCTCCACCAGTCTGGACTTCAAAGAGCGTTTTTCCGAATACCGCTGCCGGGGCCAGCGCGCGGGCAGCGATACCGACTTCGGCGCCGCAGTCGCCGGGCAGGTGACGAGCATCCCTGATCGCGGTGTGAGGCGTCGCCGGGTGCTCGATGTGCAGTCGGACGGCCAGGGCGACCTGTCGGCCATGCGTGACCGGGTGCGCTGGGAGGCGGCCTACCGAGCCGGCCGTAGCTACCAGACCACCTACGTGGTGCAGGGCTGGCGGCAGGCCAACGGCCAGCTGTGGCTGCCCAACATGCGGGTGCGCGTGCGCGATTCCATCATCGGCTTCGATCTGGAAATGCTCATCGCCGAGGTGGACTACCTGCAGAACGAGAGCGGCACCACGGCATCCCTGACGGTGGCGCCTGTGGCGGCCTACGAGCTGCTGCCCGAGGTGCCCAGCGCCAAGGGCAAAAAGAAACGGGGCGGCAAGGGCGGCTTCGCCTTGGCCGAGGGGGAGACATTGGTGGAGTTCAAGCCATGAGCACGTTGAAGAGTCTGCAGCGCGGCTTGGGCAACCTGCTGGCCCGTGCGGTCCTTGGGCTGGCCAGCCAGAGCAAGCTGCAGCAGCTGCAAGTGCAGATCCTCGATGGTGAGGGGAAGGACGGTGTGGAGCTGTTCGAGCCCTATGGGCTCACCGGCTTCGCGCTGCCGGGCGCCGAGAGCGTGCTGGCCTTCCTCAGTGGCCACCGCAACCACGGCATTGCCCTGGTGCAGACGGACCGGCGCTACCGGCCAACGGACCTGCAGCCGGGCGAGGTGGCGGTGTTCAACCACGAGGGCACCCGCGTGGTGCTGCGCAACGGGGGCAAGGTCGAGGTGCTGGCCGCTACTGAGGTCCGGATTCAAACCTCCAAGGTGATCGTCGAGGCCCCCGATGTGGAGGTGCATGGCGTGACCAAGTTCTTCGGCCAGGTCTGGGCCAACGGCAAGCGCATCGACGACACCCACAAGCATGACCTGGTGGGCGGTGGCCAGACGGAGGATGTGGCATGAGTTTCGAGTTCCCGCTGGTTCTGGACGGTTCCGGCCGGCTGGTGGATGGCGCCCGCGAAAGCCGCCTTGTCCGCAATGTGATCAACAGCCTGTTCACCTGGGCACGCGCCCGCGAGGGCGACGAGCTGCCTACCCCCGAGAGCCCGCGCATGGGCTTCTGGGGCGACACCTATTCCGCAACGCAGGGCGACCGCTGGGGCTCTCGGCTCTGGCTGCTGGCCCGCGAGACGCTGACGGCCGCGACCGTCGCCAAGGCGCGCGACCTGGCGCAGGAGGCCCTGGCCTGGATGGTGGCCGATGGCGTGGCCAAGCGCGTCCAGGTCGAGACCGAACGCGGCGGCATCGACCGCCTGAACATGCGCATCCTGGTGGACGAGCCCGGTGGGGCGCGTCTGGAGATTCGTTTCGCTGACATCTGGGGAGCCGTCCGTGGCTGAGTCTCAATTTTCCAGGCCGGCTCTGCCGGTGCTCATCAACCGCATCCGCACCGATCTGCTCTCCCGGTTGGGGCAGGTTGACCAGCTGCGCCGCGATGATGCCGAGGTTTACGCCCGCGTCATGGCTGAGGGGCTGAACGGCCTCTACGGCTACCTGGACTGGCAGGCCACCCAATACCTGCCCGACCTGGCCGAGCAGGAGGGCGTCGAGCGCTGGGCCTCGATGCTGGGCGAGTGGTACACCGATGCCACGGCGGCGACGGGTTCCATTCCGGTGGTAGGTGCCATCGGCTCCAGCATCCCGCTCACCGCGCGCTGGCAGAGCCGTGCAGGCCTGCTCTACAAGCCCGTTGCCAGTGTTGTGCTCACCAGCAGCCCGCAACTGGTCGAGGTGCAATGCGAAGTCACAGGCGTGGCCGGCAACCTGGAGGAGGGTGAAACACTCACCCTCATCTCGCCGGTACCGGGCGTGCAGTCGCAGGCCGTGGTGCCGGAGGCTGGTCTGCAGGGTGGTGACGATCAGGAGAAGGTGGAGGGCCTGCGAGCCAAGGTGCTGCTACGCCTGCGTGAGCCGCCGCAAGGTGGCAGCACGGCGGACTATCTGCGCTGGGCTCTGGCTGCTCACCCGTCCGTGACCCGGGCGTGGGTGTATCCGGCAGAGCAGGGGCCCAACACGGTGGTGATCCGGGTGGTCTGCGATGACCTGCCCGACCCCATCCCCACCCCGCAGGTGGTCGCCGCGGTGCAGGCTTACATCGATCAGCGGCGTCCAGCGACGGCCTATGCCCTGGTGGTGGCTCCAGTCCCAGACGCGGTGCCTTACACCATCGAGCTGGAGCCGGATACGCCGGAGGTGCGTGCCGGGGTTGCGAGCGCGCTGGCGGATCTGCATCGGCGCGAAGCTGCGCCGGGCGGCACGCTTTACCGCTCCCGCATCAGCGAGGCCATCAGCCTGGCCGAGGGCGAGGGGCACCATGTGCTGAGCGTGCCTGCCGGTGATGTGGCCATGGCGGCCGGCCACTTCCCGGTCATGGGGGCAATCACATGGGCATGAGTGCTGCTGACTATCTGCAGCAGCTCCTTGCGCTGCTGCCCCCCGGTCCTGCCTGGGCGCCGGACCTGGCGCCATTCAGCGAGCCGCTGCTGGGCGCCGAGGGCGGCGAGTTGGCGGGCTGCCATGGCCGTGCGGATGCGCTGATGCTGGAGACGGACCCGCGCACCACCTACGAGCTGTTGCCCCGCTGGGAAGCGGTGCTGGGCCTGCCGGACGAATGCACGCTGCCAGGCGCAACCATCGGCGAGCGCCGCGCAGCGGTGCTGGCCAAGTTCCTGGCCCGGGGCGCGCTCACCCCGGCCTACTTCATTGCCCTGGCCGAGAGCCTCGGCTACCCCGGCGCCACGATTACCGAGTTCCGGCCCATGACCTGCGAAAGCGCCTGCGATGCAGGGCTGGACCCAGACCCGTGGAGTTCTGTCTGGATCCTCAACCTACCCGGCGGCGAGCGCCGCCGCTACATGGATGCCGAATCGACCTGTGATGAGGCGCTGTCCACCTGGGGTGATACCACGGTGGAGTGCGTCATCAGCAAGCAGAGCCCGGCCCATACCGTTCTTCACTTCGCCTATGGAGATGCCTGATGCATCGTATTGATACCCCAACCGCTGCGCAGGATCTGTTCGGCCCTGGCAAGCATGGCTTCCGTAACGGCGAACCGGCCAATGCCGTGCTCGCCACCCGGCTGAATGCCGAGCACTTCAATGCGATCCAGGAGGAGATCGCGGGTGTGATTGAGGGCAGCGGCGCGGCGCTCAATTCTGCAGATAACGGCCAGCTCTTCACCGCCATCAAGTCGCTGTTTCGCTCGACAACCCTCAAGGCCACCGAGTTGCTGCTCGGTGTGCTGCGGGTGGGGACTCAGGCCGAGGTCGATGTCGGCACGCTGGATGATGTGGCGGTCACCCCGAAGAAGCTTCGTTGGGGCTTCACAGCAAGCTGGGGAGCTAACGGCTACGTCGTTTTCCCCTCTTGGTTGCTGGGCTTCATCCTGCAGTGGGGCAATTCCACCACGGACGCCAACGGCGCCTGTACGTTCACCTTCCCTCTTGCATTTCCCAATGCAGCCTGGAACCCAGTTGGCTCCGTAGGCGCAACGACGCGAGTCGTGGCGACGCTGGTCATGGAAACTCCAAGTCTGACCAGCTGCAGGGCTTGGGTCAGTAATAGCGCGGGCACGGCCTTCTCCTCGGCCAACGTTCGCTTTTGGGTCATTGGTCGATAAGGAGTAATAGGATGACTACCAAGCAAGCGCTCCCCTATAGCCCCTCGACGGGCTGCACCTACCTACCGGGGCGCCATAAGAACTATCCCGATGACCTCATTCTCATCAGCGAAGAGTGCTATCAGGCCGTCATTGCCAATCCTGAGCCTGGAAAGGTACGGCGCCATCTGCCGGATGGAACCCCGTACCTGGCAGATCCCGACCCGGAAGGCGTCGAGGCGCTGTGCAAGCGGGTTGATGATGCTGCGGCCGAGTGCGGCCGAGCAGTTATCGGGGATCCGCTCAAGGTGCTGGAGTATGAACGCGCGGCGACTGCTGCCCGCCTGTTTCAGGAGGCGGGGTTCCCTACCTCGGCTGTGCCGCCCGCTGTGGCGGCCTGGGCCATCAATGGCCGCACGCCGGAGCAGGCGGCTATCGAGATCATCTCGCGTGCAGACGATCTGGATGCGCTGCTGCAGCGGCTCCGCGCTGACCGCCTAGCCGCGAAAGAGCGCATCCGGGGGCTTGCCGGCGCTGGTGAACAAGCCGAGGCTGAGCGCGAAGCCTTGGCCGCAGTTGCACATTTCCAGGGGCTTGCCGGCGCAGCCGCATAGGTTGCGCTCTCGGCTTGCTCTATCATTGCCGTCCGAATTTCCACAGGTGCCAAGATGTTGCGTTTCTTGAGGGTATGCGGTTTTGCAGTCGTTGCCGCCCTGGCGAGTGCCTCGATGCACGCGCATGCGGATGTGCTGAGTGCGTCCTCGGTGGACGATTTGCGGGGGCTTGCCGGCCGCAGCGCGGGTGACCAGGTTATGGTCGCCGGTTACAGCGCGGCCAGGCCTGGTGTGGGTGGCGGTCTTTTCGTCTGGGATCAGGCCAGCACAGCGCCGGACAACGGGGGAACGGTGATTGCCGTCACCGGAGAGGCGACTGGGCGCTGGTTGCGCCAGGGTGGCCGAGTGAGCATCGAGGACTTCGGTGCTTACCAGGGGCAGGCCGTTGAGGAGTCCACTGCCGCTATCAACGCGGCAATTGACGCGATGGCCGGCCGCCCGCTGGTCATCCCCATCGGTCGCTATCGTTACAACGGCGCCAATCTGAGCGAGAGCATCACCCTCGTGGGTGAGCGTATGCCGGTAGCCAATTCCGACCTGTCACGCTTGGAGCACGGTTCGATTCTGGAAGGCGTGGCTCTGTTCCGGCCTGCAGTAGGCTCTTTCAGTGACTTCGGCGTCGACCACGGGCGCGAGGCCTTTCCAAATACCGCCGCAGATGCGCTCAAGATTGCCACCGATGATCCCGACACCGGCCGCATGCTCTCGGTGCGCAATGTGGTCGGGCTCGGCCGAGAGCCGACAGACCGCTTTCATGCCGTCCTGATCGAGGGCTATCGCCGTGCGGCCGTAGACAACGTCTTCGGCTACAACAACATCTTCGGCCTGGCCATCAAGGTGAGCCGCGCCACGGTCAACGGCGTCAATGTCGAGAACAACGGCATGTATGGCGTGATCGTCAAGTCTGATGTGAACCACGGAACCACCAAGGACTTTGCCATCAGCAACGTGGTGGTGGATGGCCGTGGCGTCGCTCAGATCGGTCTGCAGATTGAGAGCTACGACAAGCAGCTCTCGAAGGTTCTGGTCAGCAACCTGGTGGTGAATAACGCTCAGTCCGCATTCCGTGTGGCTGGCAACGTCATGGCTTCGGAGGTGCAGTTGACGGGGGTGAGTGGCACCAACCTTTCGGGTGATGCCATCCGGCAGGAAGGCACAGCCTACAACCTGCAGCTGGCCAACATCAGCTTGGCCTCGGTGGGTGGTCGCGCGGCAAAGTTCGACCTGGTGCGCCATCTTGCTGTGTCAAACCTGACTGCCTCGGCTACTCAGGACAATGCTGTTTTCGATACCGGCTTCATAACCGTGTCGGCCAACAGCAAGCGCACTGCCATGTCCAACGTGACCCTGGTGAGGAACTACGCCGCCGCGCTCACAGTGCCGGCCGGAGCCATCAGCTACGCCAACGCGAGTGATGACAACACCCTTTCCGGTGGCTACTACCGGGCGGTAGGTGGCGGAGCGCCTTAAGGGTTGCAAGTTGGGAATGTTCTGAGCATCGAAACCGCCCCGGCCTGGCTGTATCATCCGCGCTCCGTTACCGATATCTAGTTGAGCTTTAAATGCTGAAGTACAGAGCCGACATCGATGGACTCCGGGCAGTGGCTGTTTTGTCGGTGCTGGCTTTCCATTTCAATAAAGAATGGCTGCCCGGAGGCTTTCTAGGGGTAGATATATTCTTCGTGATCTCTGGTTTCTTGATCACGGGAATCATCGCTACTCAGGTCGCGGCCGGCCGTTTCTCCTTATGGGAGTTTTATTCGAGACGCTTCAAGCGAATCTATCCAGCGGCGTCGTTTTTGACCCTCTGTACTTTGTTCGCCGGTTGGCAGCTAATGCTGCCATCAGACTTCTTTGAGCTTGGCCTTTCGGCGCTGAGCTCCCTTTTTTCCTCCGCGAATATCTTTTTTTGGCTGCGGCTCGATACCAGTTACTTTGCCAATAGCTCGGAGCTAACCCCGCTATTGCATATGTGGTCGCTAGGTGTTGAAGAGCAGTTCTACCTTCTGTGGCCCGCCGCGATCCTTGTCGCTTATCGACTCCGGGGTACAAAAGGAGTGGTTCTGGCAGCAGTAGCTATTGCCCTAGTTTCGTTCCTGCTATCTGCGGCTTTTACGGTTTCTCACCACTCGTTTTCCTATTTCATGCTGCCAACGCGGGCGGGCGAGCTATTAGTGGGGGCGTTGGCATATTTCGCTGCTGGAGCGCTGAGCCCGGGGCGTGTTGCTGCTCATGCGATATCGACGGCCGGTATAGCTGGGCTGGCGCTCTGTTTTTGGCTTGTGGGGGAGGGGGATAGTTTTCCTGGCTACCTTGCCCCTATCGTTGCGATATCCGTTGCTGCGCTGATTCTGAGTGGCTCTGCGGAAAGCGGGTTAGGGCGGGTGCTGGCTCTATCGCCTGTCGTGTACATCGGTCGGATCTCCTATTCGCTTTACCTGTGGCACTGGCCGGTGCTGGCTTTTTATCGATACACCTACGGTGAGCTGCAGGGGGGGGGATATTTACTCTGCCTTGTCGTCATCTCCGCCGGTGCGTTGGTGTCATATTATCTGGTGGAGAGGCCCTTCAGATTTGGGCGCACCAGTCGCTCGCATGCCGTCGCCGCGACAGGGGTGGTTGTTGCTCTCGTTTGGCTCTCTGCCCTGTCTCTGACTCAGGAAAATAAAGGGCTGTCCGCGGATGTTAAGGCGGCGGATCAATATGAGTTCAACTGCCAAGTCAGATCTTTCACTTCAGCCTTGTTGACGGAGAGTCGCTGCGTGGTTGGAGCATCGGGGCGGCCCTCTGCTTTTCTGATAGGCGACTCGAACGCTGGTCACCTAGTGGGGATGTTTGCTGAAGTTGGTGCAGCACAAGGCGTTGCTATTCGCAATGCTACGCATAGCGGTTGCCCGCCATTTCCAGACGGCGCCAGTGATCTTTATGTCAAGCCCGTAGTTGTCGATTCTTGTCGTCGTTACAATGAAGCAATATGGAAGGAAATTTCTGAGTACGACACTGTCATCGTCGGCGCCGCTTGGAGCTACTACTGGCGGCTAAACGCGAAGTCGTACATCCCTTATCTTAAGGGCCTTGTTGATCGTCTCGCGAGGGAAGGGAAGCGGGTTGTTCTCGTTCTACAAGTTCCCTACTTCAAAAACTATGATCGACGGTGCCTCCAGAAATCTCAGAAAGTCGATGGTTTGGACTGCCTCGAGCGAGGCACTATCGCTTCGGACGCAGAAACCAAGATAAACAAAGACTTGTCGGTTTTCGCTAGCCGTTACCCTAATGTTCAGATTGTCTCCTTCCGCAAGGTCCTCTGCGCTGAGAAAACTTGCTCGGCATACCTTGATGGCGTTCCGTTGTATTACGACCCTAGCCACCTGAGTATGCAGGGGTCCAAAGAGATAGGCCGTTATCTCATCCGCGCTGGTCAGGCACCTGCTTTGAACTGATGCTGCCGATCATTCTGTAATCGAACTCACCCATAGCCCGCCATGTGCGGGCTTTTTTGTGCCTGGAGGAATCATGCGACTCACCCTGGAGCAACTGCTGCAGATCCTGCCCGAGGCAGGCAAGCGCGCGGCGGCCTACCTGCCTCACTTGCTGGTGGCCATGGAAAAGCACCAGATCAACAACCCCAAGCGCATCGCGGCCTTCCTGGCGCAGATCGGCCATGAGTCCGGCTCCCTGCGCTACGCCCGCGAGATTTGGGGCCCAACCGAGGCGCAGAAGCGCTATGACCAGCGCACCGACCTGGGCAACACGCCCGAGCTGGACGGCGACGGCAGGAAGTTCCTCGGCCGTGGGCTGATCCAGATCACCGGCCGGCGCAACTACCAGCTGGTGAGCCTGATCCTGTTCCGAGACGCGCGCCTGCTGGATCACCCCGAGCTGCTGGAGGAGCCGCAATGGGCTGCCGAGTCGGCTGCCTGGTACTGGATGAGCAAGGGCCTCAACGAGCTGGCCGACCGGGGCGAGTTCAAGCGCATCACTCTCCTGATCAACGGCGGCCTGATTGGCTATCAGGACCGCATCAAGCTGTGGGCGCGGGCTCGGGAGGTGTTGGCATGCAAGTGACCTCTCTGCTGTCGGCGCCCGCCACTGGCTGGCTGCGCGTATTTCTGCTGTTGGCCCTGGCTGCCGCCGCTGCTGGCGTCACCTGGTGGGGGCTGTCTCCCCGCATTGCCCTACAGGAACAGCGCGCCGGCACCGCCGAGCGCGACCTGGCCGAGGCTCAGGCGATGGTCGAGCTGCAGGCCGGGGTGCTGGTCAGCCAGCAGCAGCTGCTCGGCAACCTGGCCGACATCGAGCGGCGTATGCAGCAGCTCGGCCAGATCGTTACCCGCAACGCATCAGCCCATACCAGGGCTCTTGAGGAGTTGAAACGCAATGACCAAGCGATTGCCGATTACCTGGCTAGCCCTGTGCCTGGTGCTCTCGGTCGGCTGTACGAGCGCCCCGAAACAACCGACCCCGCCGCCTACCGCGCCCCGGATGGAGTGCAGCCTGGTGCCGTGCCGGCTACCGGCGCGGGCACCGATCCTGGTGAATGATGACTGGCGGCGTGCGCTGGATGAGGGAGACGCGGCGCTGATGGTCTGCGCGGCTCAGGTCCTGGGCTGTATAGAGCGTCAGGACCGCCAGCGGTTAGGTGAAGGAGGGGGAGGTCCTTCCCTTGGTGCGTTTTGAACACTTTCTGTGTAGAAGTGCTTGACAGTTTCTTGTACAATGAACTTAGGGAGTTCGCATTCTGCGACTCACCCGCTCCAGCTCTGGCGGGTGCAAAGCCCCGCCAGAGCTGGAGCGGGTGAAGCGCAGTTATGCCTTGTGATTGAAATTTTCAATCATGTGTTTCATCCGTGTAGTGTTAAATGGTTATACACAGAGCGTGTACGTACTGTGTGTGTGGTAAAGCGAACGGCTGAACCATACGGGTTTAGATCCCATCCAACCTTATGAGCCGTTCGAGCCACGCTTAGCGTGGTTTTTTAGCGCCTGAATTCAGCGCTCCTCGATGGAGATGCGTTTGAAATAAGGCTGACGCCCCCAATATCTAGTGGGGCAGCGGTCCCGAAAAACAGGGACCTGGAGGTGTGATATGTCGCAAGCCCTGCGTAAAGATACGAAAATGATTATTCCGCGCCGCAATCGCGATGACGTCGTTCGCGCTCGTCCGGCTATGGGTGATCATCAGAAGCAGGTAGACAACGCCTTCGCTCTTGCCTTTGAGCGTTATGAGAAGGCCTTTGAGGATCTCTCTAAGGTCTGATCATGTCGGAAGAGTGCGAAGGGATACGCTTTCTATCTGTTGAAGACCTCATCCAGCTCAATGAAAGGCTCATCCGGGCTCAAACCCCGGGTGAGCGCATAGGTGTTCTCAAGCGGAACGAGCTTGAATCCGCCCAGCAGCGTCCAGCACATTACCGCTGGTACGAGAAAACTGAGGACATCATCACCCTTGCTGCTGTTCTGGCAGAAGGGCTGGCGAAAAATCACTGCTTCGAGAATGCCAATAAGCGCACTGCAGCTGCCGCGGCGACTGTATTTCTGCTGCTTAATGGTGTCGAGGTGACTGGTCCGGACTCGGATCTCGTTGAGCTGATTGTTGATCTGGTCACAGGTGACAGTTCCGTAGAGGACTTGGAGGACTGGCTGTATTACTGGCGTAGGCCATTTGATGCCTATAGCCTCAGTGACTCCGATGCATTTCAGCGGATGGCAGCTCTCTGGGATGTGCAGTAGAGGTGTGTGATCCTCGTTAGAACAAAGGGCCCGGCATTCGCCGGGCTCTTTTTTTGTGCCTGAAATATTTGTTTAGATAATGTGCTCTAGGGGCAACCCAGGCTGACGAAGCCGACTTTCGGTGTGGCGGTGGACATCGGTGGCTAACCTCGAGCGGGCGCTCGCGGGCGCCTCTGATCAAAAAGTGCGCAATTCTAGCGGCAGGTCGCCGGCTTGACCAGCCTGCTCGGATAACTGATCGGTGCGGCGGGCGATTTGCTGGCCGTAGTCCAGGGCCATGAAAAACGGCGCCGATGGGCGCCGTTCTTCGCAGGGGTGTCAGTCGCGTCCCGGTAGCATGCGGGTCAGGGTGTTGTCGCGGCTTATATAGTGGTGGAACAGCCCGGCGACGGCATGCAGGCCGATCAGCCAGTAGCCGGCTTCGGCCAGGCGTACGTGCCAGTGCTCCAGTTGTTCGCCGAAGTCATGGTCCGGGGCGATCAGTGCCGGCAGCTCCAGGCCGAAGAAAGGAATGGGTTTGCCAAAGGCGCTGAGGATCAGCCAGCCGAGCAGCGGGGTGCCGATCATCAGGGCGTACAGCGCCAGGTGCATCAGCTTGGCGGGGATGGCCTGCCAGGCGGGAATGGCCGGCACGATTTTCGGGGTGGGTGCGATCAGGCGTGCGATCAGGCGTACCCAGACCAGGGCGAAGATGCTCAGGCCCAGCATGAAATGGGTCTGCTTCATCAGTTCGCGCCCGTCGGTCCCCTTCGGGAACAGGCCGCGAAACTCCATGGTGAAGTAGACCACGGCAATCAATACCAGCATCAGCCAGTGCAGCCCGATGGACAGGCTGCCATAGCGTTGTTCGGTGTTTTTCCAGCTCAT